ATGTAGAGTTAGAAAATATTTTTGATATGATTGCAAAAGAGTATCCAAATTTATGATAATATTAATGAATTTAAAAATAGAGAATTCTTCTTTTTGAGAAGTGGCTTTTCTTTCCTCTTTTCTCTGCAGACTAAACTAATTATACTATTATAGCAGGAGGCTACATGGATGGCTGTGCCAACATTAACACCAACAAGTACTACGAGCGCTGTTCGGTTGCCCTCAACGGGGTCGTATTATAGCATAGCCACTGCCTTACCGTTCAGCACATATACTGGTTCGTCAGACTTTCTTTCTGGTGCGAGAGATCAAGTAGCTTATACGTATAAAAAGCTTGGAGGAGACATATTAGATATTGAATTATCTGAGTCAAATGTCTACAGCGCTTACCAGGAAGCCGTTTTAGAATATTCTTATATCGTAAACGTACATCAGGGCAAAAATATTCTTTCAGATGTCTTAGGAGAAACTACGGGAACATTTGATCACAATGGTAACTTAAAAACAGGGGTTCTTTCCTCTAGTTTAGCCTTTGATCACCCAACAGGCAGTCATCCAGGTATTTCTTTAAAACTCCCCACTCTTAAGCTGGGGTACGCTAAGAGAGCTGGAGAGGCTTTTTCTAATGAGGCTGGTTATGGCGGGTACGATACAATATATTCCGCCTCAATTAGCATGTCGGCTAGTGTTCAAGATTATGATTTACAGAATATTATATCGTCCTCGGCAAAATCTGATTCGGCGCTTCCTTATTATGATAAAGTTAAAGGAAATAAAATTCTTATTAAAGATGTTTTTTATAAAACCCCGGCAGCAATGTGGAGATTTTATGGCTATTATGGAGGGTTAAACACAGTAGGCAATCTTCAGAATTATGGACAATTCGCAGATGATTCCCAATTCCAGATTGTTCCTGTTTGGCAAAATAAACAACAATCTTTAGCTTTCGAGGATTCCATCTACACAAGGAATTCTCATTATTCCTATGAGATTCATAATAATAAACTAAGGATATACCCGACACCACACAATGAGAGTCCGTCAGCCCTCTGGGTTAGATTTACTATACCTAACGAAAAAGATGCCTGGGATGAAGACTCCGATAAATATGGGGGCGTTAATGGTATTAATAATTTAAACACAATTCCGTTTGGTAATATACCATTTGCAAGTATAAATGCGATAGGAAAACAATGGATTAGAAGGTTTGCTCTTGCACTTGCAAAAGAGATGTTAGGGTATGTTAGAAGTAAGTTTTCTACAATACCGATACCTGGAGAAAGCGTTACATTAAACGGAGAAGGTTTGATATCTCAGGCAAAAGAAGAGCAAAGTACCTTAAGGGAAGAACTAAAAACAGTCTTGGATGAACTAACTTATGCTAAGTTGGCTGAAAAAGAAGCTATGGTGGCTGATTCTGTCGGCAAGACACAAGAGAAAGTTCCTTTAAGGATATACGTCGGATAGGAGGGTTAAAGAATGTCAACAAAATGGTCACAACCCTCTAGTCCGCCGCCTCCGCTTTTTCTCGGAAAACCAGAGAGAGATTTTGTAAAACAAATCAACGATGAGCTTATTGAAAGAGTGATAGGTCAACAAGTGGCTTATTATCCTATCGACCTGCAAACAACTAGTTTTCATTCTTTGTATGGAGAGGCTATTAAAAAGAATTTCTTGTCACCTATTAGAGTTTATGCTTTAATAGGCTGGGAAGGTTTGGAAACAGAGTGGAACTCTCCTGTTGGTGTGGATAAAAGAAGTTCTATAACTATTAACTTCCATAAACGAAGACTAACAGAGGATCAAGATCTTTTTGTTAGAGTTGGAGATTTCGTAGTTTACGGAAGCATCTATTATGAGATTGTTAGCTTAAATGAGCCAAGGCAGTTGTTTGGTCAAATAGATCACAAGTTTGAAATTTCAGCTAAATGTATTAGATCACGAGAGGGACTATTCGATGCCAACTAAGAAAAGTAATAAGAGATACTTGTCTTTACCGGATCCTGATTTAGTTTCTGAGAAGGAAATTGTCCCATCTACTCTAGAAAACATTGATTATTCTTTGTTTGAATGGGTTGATGAGGAGTTAAACATTTCAGCCGACACCAATAAGGGGTGGAAGAAAGTGCCTGTAATTTGGGTCTCGGGAGAGAGATCTTTTCAGGTTAAGAATAATAAAGATTTAAGAGACAGTTCAGGGACGCTCATTTTGCCTATGATAACAGTAGAACGAACTGCCGTTGTCAAAGACTTGGCAAATAAAGGCGTTTTTTATGGAAACGTACCCCCTGTGAACGACGAAAGAGGAGGCTCGATAGTCGTAACCAGACATATAATGCATGAGAAGACAGCTAATTTTAAAAATGCGCAGTCTCTTAGGTGGAAAAAACAAAGGAATTTTCCAGATAATAGAACACCGGGTCCGCCGCTTTTTGATGATAAGCACGATCTTGCAGAGATTTTTGGTCCAACACCAGAAAGAGAAAAATCAGCTTTTAGGTTCAATAATAGATCATCGACCGTCGCTAAGGAGATAGTCTTTAAAGAAATAAGCGTTCCAATGCCAGTACATGTTAATGTAAGCTATACTATAACTCTCAAGTCAGAGTACCAGCAGCAGATGAACGACATGGTAGCTCCGTTTTTTACTAAAACGGGTGGGATTAATCACTTTTTCTTGCAAAGAGACGAACACTTATATGAAGGGTTCATTCAAGGGGACTTTGGTCAGACCAATAATTTAGCTGCGATGCAAATAGACGAAAGATTATATCAGACAGAAATTGTAATTGAGGTTCTTGGGTATTTAATGGGAGCAGATAAGAACCAGCATAGACCGACTAAAGCTGTAAGAGAGGGGGTTGCTAAAGTGGTATTCCCCAGAGAAAGAGTTGTGACTGGACAATCGTTAAAATGGTCGTCTAGTGATAAAAAGTTTTATGTAGAATAGTTAGGAGTTTAGCCTCTTGCAAGACTATTTATTAAAGAAAATTCTATTATTTTAAAGGAGATACGCGAATATGTCAGCAGATAAATTTAAATTTGTTTCACCAGGCATCTTTCTTAAGGAGCTTGACCAATCGATACTGCCAACGCAGCCAGGGGCTGTAGGACCGGTTGTTGTTGGGCGATTTAGAAGAGGACCTGGTTTACAACCTGTGACAGTTAATTCTCTCTCTGAATTCATTGATGTTTTTGGAGAACCAATTCCCGGAGGTCAAGGTGGAGATGTGTGGAGAGACGGAAATCTTATGGCTCCCACATACGCAGCTTATGCTGCTGTCGCTTGGCTCGCGAACAACTCTCCTTTAACAGTAGTCAGACTACTGGGTGTACATGATCCAAACAAAACAACAGCTGCTGGAGCAGCAGCAGGTTTCGACTTTAGACCTTTAAAAACCTCTTTTGCTGGTTTAGCGAGCTTTAAGGCTACCACTGGTGGTGGCGCTTATGGCTTGTTTGTCATGAATTCGTCCTCCAATGCTAATACTGGACGTCCTGCATCTAGTCATGCAGAACAAGCAATGTTAGCAGCGGTTTTCTATTGTGACAGTGACGATACGGTTGGACCAAACCTAATTGCTTTGTCTGGTAACGTTCATGGTAGCCACACTGCTAATCTTGCTACTGCGTCCAACGGCGTTGTTATTAGCACTGGATCTGTAAGCGCCCCAGGAGGTGCCGGAGAGTTTAAAGTGGTCGTGTGCGATGCGCCGACTACAGCAGGTACGCCAGCCAACGCAACCACTTATACGTTTAACTTTAATCCTGATTCTGAAAAGTTTATTAGAAAGGTTTTTAATACAAATCCCACTCTAACAAATTCTACTGTTATACCAGCGGCACACACCAAAAGTGTCTGGCTTGGCGAGAGTTTCGAAAGACAAATTTTGGATAAGGGTCGTTGTGATACTTCTAAGATTACTGGAATCGGTACTTGGAGTGATATCAATTGTGGGTTTATGCTCCCTCTTTGTCATAATATAGGCGCTAATTCAACTGACACACAGTGGGCAGATCGATTAGTACAAGCTACTGATTCAAAGACTGGGTGGATTATCTCTCAAGATACAACTGCGATGCCAAAAGATGGCGACGGCGACCCAGTTGGTGAGACTTTTGATTGGACGCCACATAGCGCAACGAGACTTTTTAGATTTGTTTCTCACTTTGGCTCAGGCGAGTGGAATCAGAATAATTTAAAAATTTCTTTTACAAATATTAAACCACCTACGAATCCGTCTCTTTATGAATATGGAACATTTGATATTGAAATTCGCAGAATTTGGGACAATGATCAAAATAAGCAGATCATTGAGAAGTTTGCGTCCTGTAACTTGGATCCTACTTCTGCCAATTACGTAGCCAGGAAAATAGGTGACAGATTCGTTACATGGAATGAAACAGATAGAAGATACGACTATCATGGTGAATATTCCAATAAATCTAAATTTGTTCGTATTGAACTTCATGATGCACTTAAAGATTTTGGACCAGCTAATAAAGCTTTAGTTCCGTTTGGGTTCTATGGTCCTCCAAAAATCAAGGACATAGCCACAGGTTCAAGTTGGACAGCCACGTCTCTTCCCACTCATGGCATAACGAGCCCTAATGATCTCGCCGCCCTGGGCGCCGCATCCTTTATCTTACCGGCTTCTGGTGCAGTTTTAGGTATCGGCGGAACTCATGGAAACAAATCGTTTGATGCACTCCACTTAGACACAATTGTTGCTATTAGCGGTGGCAGAGGCGTCGGTTCCACCGGCATCGCGGGCGGTCTTAACTTAACTGCCTCGTTCTTGGTTCCTTCATTGCCGCTTAGAAGCTCTTCGCTGGGCACGGATTATAGTGATGATTTCTCAGATCCTACAGATGTTTACTGGGGCGTTGATTTATATCGTAGTGGAAGCAATATATTTGCACCATCCAGCTTAGACTGTTTGAGGCTGCTTCCTGCTGGTAAAACAGCCGTTGGTGATGCTTCTTCTGACGACACGGAAGCAGAAGTTTCATGGATTTTCAGTCTCGATGACCTTTCGGGATCTGTAGATGTGGTCAGTGCGGGTAACTTCCTTACTCCAGGTGCTCATTATGCCTCTGGTAGTAGAACCGCAGGAAAGTCGATTACTGCATGGAGTGGTAGTTCTTTTCTTCTCACTTCTTCTAAAGCAGGGTATAACAAATTCACTACTCCCTTGTGGGGTGGTTTCGATGGTTTGAATATCGCAGAACCAGAACCATTTAGAAATACTCAATGGAATAAGACAACTACTACTGAACAGAATAGTTATTCATATTATACTTTAAGAAGATCTATTGATGCGATTTCAGATGCTGATCTCGTGGATATGAACCTTGCGGCGATACCAGGTATAACCTTCTCTAAGCTTACAGATTATCTTATTTCGACTTGTGAAGCTCGGGCAGACTCTCTTGCTATTATCGATTTGGAAAATGATTATGTTCCAAATACTGAGAATACGCAGTCTGAAGCAAATCGTCTACCAGACGTGCCTACAGCAGTCACGGCACTTAGAGATAGATATATAAACTCTAGTTATGGTTGTGCGTATTTCCCATGGGTACAGATTAGGGACGAGCTTTCTGATCGTTTAGTCCATGTGCCACCTAGTGTAGTAGCATTAGGCACGATGGCTTATAGCGAAAAAGTAAGAGACCTTTGGTTCGCACCTGCAGGCTTTACGAGAGGTGGCTTGAGTAAGGGCGCTGCTGGTGTTCCAGTGGTTGGAGTTCGAAGAAATCTTACAGCTAAAGATAGAGATAATCTCTATGATGTAAACATTAATCCGATTGCTTCATTCCCGGCTGAGGGCGTTGTGGTCTTTGGACAGAAAACACTACAAGTAACTCAATCTGCTCTTGATAGAATTAATGTTCGTAGACTTCTTATTTTCCTTAAGAAAGAGATTTCAAGAATTGCTGCCACTACTTTGTTTGAACAAAATGTGCAAGCGACTTGGAATAGATTTAAAGCAGAAGTCGACACTTTCTTGATATCAGTTCAAGCTGGTTTGGGTGTTTCTGACTTTAAGGTGATCTTAGATGAGACAACCACTACACCTGACTTGATTGATAGAAACATTTTGTATGCTAAGGTTTTCTTGAAACCTGTACGTGCCATTGAATTTATCGCTCTAGACTTTATCATTACTGATTCAGGCGCATCATTCGCAGATTAAAATTTAAAAAGAACACTATATATATTAAAGGGAGAATTTAAAAAAAATGGCAGAATTTTGGACCAGTAGGAGACTCGAACCAAAAAGATCGCATAGATGGTTATTGTACGTAGGTACGGTAGCTGGAACTATTCCATCTTACATAGTTAAGAAGGTTAATAAGCCCTCTTTTTCGGTTAACGAGTCGGCACATTCTTATTTTGGACATCAGTTCTATTATCCAGGTATCTTAACTTGGTCTGATGTTAGCTTCACTCTTGTTGATCCGGTCGACCCAGATGCTTCAAAGATGCTTCAGAGTGTTATAGAGGTCTCCGGTTATAAGACTCCAGATAGGCAAGATCCTGCTGGAAGTGGTGTTCTTCACACCATAGCCAAGTCTAATGCCGTGGGTGCATTAGGAAGCCAAATTATTCTTGAGCAGCGAGGCTTACTTGGAGATGATCCAAACGCAATTTTAGAAACCTGGACCATGGTTAATCCTTGGGTCAAATCGGTTTCATTTGGTAATCTTGATTACGCCTCTGATGCGATGGTAGACGTTGACGTCACCGTTCGATATGATTATGCTGTTCTTGTGTGATATTTTAATGAGGTGATATATGAGTTTTAGAAATAATGAGGATCGCGTCGGTGCTCGACCAAGTGACGCTCCTCCTGTAGAACAGATTAGTAACAAGACTGATCATGAGTTTTCGTTCGCTACGCCCACACAATTTGTGGACTTGCCATCCAAAGGAAAGTTTTATTCAGAAGAACATCCTTTGCACAATAGAGATACTATAGAGATTCGATTTATGACTGCGAAGGATGAAGATATTTTAACTTCAAGAACTTTGCTACAAAAGGGAATCGCTATAGATAGATTATTGCAAAATGTCCTTGTGGATAAAACAATCAATCCGGACGATCTTTTAATAGGAGATAAAAACGCTCTTATAGTGGCTGCGAGAGTAACGGGCTATGGTGCAGAATACAGTGCTCGCGTTACTTGCCCGGTTTGCGGGACAATGACTTCTCATTCTTTTGATTTAGAGAAGTTAAACATCCACGTCGAAGGAGAGCCTGAAGAATCAGGTATCTCTTGCGAAGAGAACGGAAATATAAGTTTTGAATTACCAAAAAGTAAAGTTCAGGTTACAGTCAGACCTTTGACAGGTAATGATGAAAAAAAACTACTTGGTATTGCTGAAGCAAAAAGAAAACATAAGCTACCAGAGTCTTCATTAACAGACCAAATTAGAATGATGCTGGTTTCTGTTAATGGCACTAGTGAGGCAAACACAATAAACTCTTTTATTGAAAACATGCCAGCTTCAGATTCCAGATATTTGAGAACTACGTATGCTAGTGTGATCCCGGACGTAAATTTAAATCAATCTTTTACTTGTCCTGCGTGTGCGGTGGAAGAGGAGGTGATGGTTCCGTTTACGACCGACTTTTTTTGGCCTAAATGATCAATATATAGAGGATGTTTACGAGCAATTTTTCTTTTTGAAACACTACGGTGGGTGGAGTTTTACTGAAGCTTATAACCTACCTGTTCAAATAAGACACTGGTTTATAAAAAGGCTATCCGATCAACTAGAGATGGAAAACAAACAAATGGAAGATCTTGAAAAAAGTACGATAGCTAATCTTGATAAATCTACTTTGTAAAACTATTTATCTTAAGATAATCGGAGGTTTCGTAGTGAATATTATTGATCTAGGCATTAAGCGCAGAGGCGGACTAATAACGGAATCAGTTTTAACGCAAATGGGTTCAGCTGTTGAGTATGCTTTATCGCATATGCTGGCGGGAAACCCACACTTTGCTAAAGACTCTATAAAACTAAGGGGCACAACAGGAGAAATAAATACTTTCTTGTCTGCTCTGATGGCAGAAAAAGCTTTTCAAGAGGCTTTGATGAAGTCCAATGCAATGTACACAACTGCCGATAATTTAAGTAAAGCTGTTATGGATTTTGAAAGAACAACTGGTCTGACATGGCCGTTTAAATAGGAAGGCGACCGGTTAGATGGCACTATCTCCCGAAGAACAACAAAAGCTATTACAACTAACACAGGCTAGAAATGCCATGTTAGATGAGCAGATTCAAAAGCAAATTGAAACTCTGCGTCTTCAAGGAGAAGAGGTAAGTAGGGCTTCTGAGGCTCAAAAGCTAAGGGCAGCGAGAATAGCTCAGTTTAAAGAGGAGCTAACTCTACGACGAGCATCTAAGGCTGAGCTTGCTAATATTATAGCTCAGGGAGAAGCAGAGCTAAGAGACGCTGAGAAAAAAGGAACACTAGGAGCAGAGCTTCTTCAACAAAAAAGAGAAGAGTTAGCTAGAAAAAGATTAATTCTTAAAGCTGACCAGGCAATTAATAAAGAATATGCTCAACAATTAAGTAGCCAAATGCGGTTGCTCCAACAGGTTGAAAGAAGAATTTCAGCAACGCAACAAGAAGCATTAAAGTTAAATTCTATAACGACTAGCTTGGCTAGCCTGGTAGGTCTTGGAAAAGAGTTTGGGGGCACCATCACAGGACAGGTTGTTGTCGGTCTTGAGACTGCGTTTAACTTAGTTGCAACAAGGGGTATAGGAGGCTTCAAAGCCCTAGGAAACGCTCTTGCTAGTGCACTCAGTCCTTCAAAGATAGCGGGAGCAATTGTAGGTGTATCAGAGCAAGTAATGGGCATGCAGGACCGAATGATGACCAATTTTGTTCGCTTGACTGGTGGTAATCAGCAGTTTACACAAACAGTGTTGGACTCATCAAATGCTTTGCGCAACATGGGCATTTCATTCGACCAGACTGATAGAATTGCGGCATCATTGTATGATAACATGGTTCAGTTTAGGCGGGCTTCAAGGGAGTCACGACAAGAGATGGTAACCTTTGTGGGCATACTCAATGAGTTCGGCGTAGATGCCGGGACGGCAGCAAGAACCATGAATACTTTTACTCAAGTCGTGGGGCAGACTGGACCTCAGGCTCAAAGAGCCACGTCCGGACTTATTGGTCTCGCTCAGCAATTAAATTTAAATGTTAATGCGGTTTTAACAGACTTCATGAATCTATCTCCGCAACTTGCAGTTCATGGGTCCAACATGAGAAGAGTCTTTGGCGAACTAGCAGCACAAGCTGCTGCAAGTGGAGCTTCGATGCAGACTTTGGTTAGCGTGGCTGCACAGTTTGATACTTTTGAGGGTGCTGCTACTGCCATCGGTCGCTTAAATGGTATATTGGGTGGTCCATATCTGAATAGCATTCGCATGGTGTACATGACAGAATCTCAGAGAAACAGAGCAATGGTTGAGGCACTAGAATTATCAGGTAGATCTTGGCATTCGATGAGTAGGCTTGAAAGGATAGCTCTTGCGAATGCAGCGGGATTTAGAGATCAAGCTGAGGCAGCAAAGGTATTCGGTACTAGTTTGTATGTATATGATATGCAACAAGCTAAGGCTAGAGAGACGGCTAGGTCTCAAGATGAACTGCGTCAGTCAGCTGCGAGAGCCCAGAGTATATGGAAGCAGTTACAGTTGACCTTGTATCAATTAGCTATTTCAATGGCACCTCTTGCTGCCAAAATAAGAGAGATCCTTCAATGGATTATTAAGAAAAATGAAGCAATGAACGGAAGCTTGGGTGTCTATGCTTTATACACGTTTGCTGGCTTTAAGTTGCTTGGGATGCTTACTAAATTAGGCGGAGCTTTCTCGGGAGTGGTGGGTTCACTTTTCAGCTTTACTTCTCTTTTCAGAAGGACCACGCCATCAAACACGTTAGCAAGATTTGGCACGGCTGCAGGGGGAGCTTCAGTTGCCGTTGGGGGGATGACCACGCCATTATTCGCAGTTGCAGCAGCTATTGGATCCTTCGGACTAGCGGTTTCAGGGATAATTTACACTCTTGGAAAGGCTGCGGAGAGTTTTTCTAACACCAGTTTATCAGTTAATCAGTTGACAATTCTTGTTGGAGGGTTAACAGCCTCTCTCATTAGTTTGGGAGCAGCGGGTCCGCTTTCATTTATTGGGTTGGCTGCTTTGGCTGGTGGTTTGGTTTCTTTGACGTTGGCAATTAATGCGATAGATGCCATGAAGCTTAATAGTTTGGTTCAGTTCATGCAACTTGTGAACACTCAAGCGTCTACAACTACCTCATACTTGAGAGCTGTTGGTGATGAAATTAAGAATTTAGCTATGACAGTGTCGACGACACCTATTAATTTTACAGTTATGACTAGTGGCTTTGAAGAACTAAACATGGCTATATCAAAGGGCATCAGTGGAGCCAGGGTTTTTCAAAATGTGCTAGGCACAGCAATAGCAGTAGAGACAGACGATGTTGAGAACGTTAGGCAGATCGTCGACCAAGCGGTTAGGTATGTTAATGCCACTGTTAATGCGAGGGTTAATGTAATTGGCGCTGCGGCAAGGGGTGCCTATGTAGCGCCCATCCAGCAAGCGGCTGCACCAGCCGCGCAAGGTCCAACACAGGTTAGCCTGTTCTTGGATGGCGAGGTATTTGGTAGAGGAGTTGTGAAGACGTGGCGGGAAACCATGACCGCGAAAACAATTACACAATAAAATAACGTAATATTTTTTATAGGATATACTTATAGTATGGCATTTGATTTTAATAGTAAAAAGTTTGACGAAAACACGACCTATGTTAATCCGAGTTTAGGAGATTTAGGGCATCCTGCCCACCATGCAGGCGCAACAAGAGCAGCAGGTGCGGCGGGTCATACTTTTGTTAGACATGGTGTACGCGTGGATAAGCTAGACGTGTCGGATGTATATGCGGAGACTAATCATCTTTATTTTGATATATGGAGTGTTCAAGCCCAAAAACATATACGATTCAAAGCAATGATCAATCAATTCAATGAGTCTTGGAGTACTAGCTTGGACACGGATGTTTATGTTGGACACGCAGAACCAATAAAAAGAGTAAGAACCATAGAAAGGGTTATAAATGTTGGGATAGATATTCCTGCTGCAGGTGTTAATGAAGCATTTTATAATTTGTCTCAAATACAGCTTCTTGTTCATTGTCTTCACCCGTTGGTAGAAGAATACACTGGTATTCAAGGAATTAAGCAGAGGCATGTTAAAGCCGGAGGTGACCCTTTATTTAAAATTAGATTCAAAAATTTGATTTTTGATGGAGACCGCACCTCTTTGACTGATGTGAAAAACCCCAGGGACACGGGTATGAAAGGCTATATAGACAACTTTCAATATGTTATGGATATTAATGCGGGCTTCTTTAACGACCGCAGCAACAGACATATGCTCTACCCTAAGTTGATAAAACTCTCTTTCACTTTTTATCCATTTAACGAGGTTACGCCTGCTTTTGTGCACACCTCAGATGGTAAGCCACCAGAGTTTAGTGATCTTTTCTATCCTTATGGTTTTGGTAAAAATATGACGAAAGAAGATGAAGAGAATCATCTCTTACATAATATGCGTAAAGCAATGCATGGTACGTTACCTTGGGGCAGTGTAACGCCACACACGGTGTTTGGTGACGAATTTCAGCTTAGATTGAATATCGACACTGAGGGCATCAATAGATCATTTGATGCGGCTCCCGAGGCATCCGAAGGTCCAAAAGAAAACGTAGAAGAGCAGCCTGCAAGTGATCTTTTGGATGAGGCTGCAAGGGATCAAGTGAAACAAACAGGAGTAGGTGGTACAAATAACAAGCCGAATGACTTTGGTTTCCTTCCGCGTTCCCGATATGTTCCTCCCCGTGATGGAGACCAATAAACAATGGCAGGAATTAGATATGACATAAGAGGGTTTGGAAAAAAGTTTCAAGATGGACCATATCGGGAACAGCTTCAGGATAGGAATGTAAAACAGATTCTTCATTATGAAAGCCCCGACATTGGTTATCCGACAAATGCAGAAATGAGCAGTTTAACTCTTTCTAGGCATATATGGAATACTGGTGACAGATTTTATAAACTAGCTGCTAATGCTTATGGTGACAGCAAATACTGGTGGATTATACCTTGGTTTAATAGAAGACCATTAGAAGCAGATTACAAGCCAGGTGATGCAATTGCAATTCCTGGTCCCTTGGGACAACTACTTTCTATTTACGGTCGCGGCAGCGAGTCTAGATACTAGAGGTTTGAAAATTGGCAAGAATTAAAGAGAATACTCCACCACCCGGAGGAAGCGTTCACACAGTCGTCAGTGAAAGACAGACGATCAAAGAACCAAGCTCACAATGTTTTTTGTCTGAGTTCATGGAATACTTTGCATCTTTAAAAGGACCTGTGAGGGGCGCACCAAACCCTGCCTACTTACCTTCAGAGTATAAAAACATAACCTTGGTTCATCCTGATACTAGGAACTCTTCTGTTTTTTTAAACAGCATAAATACAAATAACTCTCAAAGGTTGCTTGAAAATGTCCCAAAAGAACTTTTATCGGATCTGACACCAGTGGTTAGATTGTTTAAAGTTTTTTATGCTGGTCCCAATGAAACAAAACCGTTTGAGATAGAACTTCCTCTTAATAACTTTAAAGACCCGGCGGAGATCAGTCCAGGGCAATACCTTAATAAAAGATTTCCACCGGGGCATTTGGCAGCAGGTTTAAAAACTTTTAGTTTTGATTACTTAGGCACCAACCCAGCAGAAGTAGATTACTATATTAATTGTAGATTAAAATTAAGTTTTGCTAGCAAAGAAGCCCTGTTTCATACGTACACAGAAGAAGTTGATGGTAGTAAGACAGGCGGCTACCAAGGACCAGTAAATATTAGTTTCTTAGACTTGATAAAAAGACCGATGTGGGGGCATTCTAGTAAGAGCACCATAATGCAAGATGAGAGAACTGCAATTCAGAAAGACCCTGATCTTTCGCATTTGTTTACTGACCCGATTAGGTTCAGAATAAGAATAGAAGTGGAATATAAAGAACCAGATGCCTATTTTATGAATGAGGCTTGTGAAAATTATGCTAGTAAAATGGGTGTTCAAAACCTTACAGAGTTTAAAGAGTCTCTATTGGACGCCATTCGAGGCTCCAAGGTTAGTTTTTTCTTAAATCTTTTAAAGCATGAGTTTCATTTTAGATCAGATATTCCTTCAGGTCCCTTCGACATGACTTTAACATATAATGGTGCAGTCGAGTCTTCTTTGCTTTCCCCCACAATGAACATACTTACCACTTCTTTTGATATAGAGAAACCCCGCCAAGCTATAGAGCGACAGGCTCTTGAAGATGCGGTAGAAAGTGCTAGGACGAGCATGGAAAAAAATGTCGGCGGAAAAGCCTCTAGTCAGATTGAAGGAATGCACTGGGAATCGGTGTACCCGGCTGGCACAGCACTGCATCAGTCTATATTTGCTGGAATTGGTGCAACCGGACAAATAGATAGGTACGTCAACGACGTTAATGGCGGCGCAGGAAGCGATGAAGAACGGACTAAGAGGTTGTGGGAACAAGCTCATAGTCGTGACGGTAGGTTGCCTTCAACCTCAGCCGACCCCGCCATTCGGCGCGCTATATTAGCTTCTTATAAAGAGACTTCTGAGTTGTGGAGTGAGTTTGATGCGTCTTTTAATAGAGATAATGATCTTGCAGTTCAGAATTATTTTAAAGTTAGGGAAGCTTTAGATGTTCATCGACAAAATTATAATACAAGTCTAGCACAGAGTCTTTCAAAGGCTTATGTTAGGATTTTGCAGAGTTTAATGGGTGGTGGAATGACTGGTAGACGTAACATCAGGTTTTCGACACCATTCCCACCAGCAGAAGGTCGAAAGCATCCGAATAGAATATATCAGATAAATATACCACAAGTTGAAGTGGGCGACTGGGTCAAGAAACGAACCAAGCGTGCATTCAGTGAAATTGAAGTGGCTAGGCTGGATGAAGCTGCTGAAAGGGGAGATCGTGCTGCAGTGGCAAGAATTAAGGATACAAGACGAGTCCGTGCAGCAGAGGCTAATAAATCTTTAGCCAACTATATGAAGAGGAGTTTGTTCGATTCGGTGGACGTTACAACGGATCTATTGGGTTCCGCAGAGACTGGTAAAGTTGGTGTATCGAAGGAGGAGACTTTAAATAGCAGGGGTGTGGCTTCACGTACCTCAAACATAGACACAGTGCATTCGAAAATTCAGAGGATACTAGAAGAGACTCTTGATCACGACGCCGAAGCCGATGGGGAAATAAAAGCTGCCACAGTGCAGCTATTAATGCTGCAGAACAGTACATTTGGCGTCACCACCGGAACAAGAGCAAAAAAATTGCAGTGGTTTTATTTAGGGGACCTTATCGACACCGTGGTAGGTATTGCTCGTCAATCACAGAAGTCAGTTAA